GTCGGTCAGCTTCACCTCGCTCTTGTCTGGATCGCCCGTGTTGAACGAAACACCGTCCTCAAGTACGGGGAGTTCCAAAGCCTGTGTCTGAGAACCAAGCGCAGTGTTAGCACTTGCAAAATAGTACACGCGGCTCACCTTGTCGAAAATCTTTTTTAAGGTGTCCTTGTTTGTGATTGAAATTGCCATAATTGTTATCCTTTTTAATTGTTATACCTTGATTACAATCCTGAATTGCATGATGATGGAATGGTAACCCATGCCGTCGGATTTCGACTCCAACTGCAACGGCTTGCTGTTACAACTCATAAGAGAGGTGTTGAACGGGAACAGACCGCTAATGCCTTCTATCAGATTCTCCATCCTCTCTATGCTCTCCACACCGTTCGAGATGTCCTTTGCAAAAAGCTGAAACTGGACGTAGGCCGTATTGTGGGTGTCTGCATAGGGCATGATACCCTGCGGCAGTCTGATGATGACAAACTGGTTGCTTGAGGTCTTGACCGTCTCGCGGTTAGACGTATATACCTCGCTGCAAATCGGAACGACCATCGCCCGAAGTGCGGTCAGTACATCCTTTCGCTTATACCTGTTCGCCATATCCTCACGTCTTGTATTCGTCACAATAGAGTGTCGTGCCGAGGTTGCCTGCATACACGTCGTTCAGACTCAGGATAAAGCTACCCGACCTGTCCGTCACGTCAACAAACATACCTGCCTTCAAACCTCCTACGATAGCACCGCACTCTTCGCCAATACGTCCGTTCGGCTCTGCATCAGCATCACCAGACAGTTCGCCACCGACGACAGCACCGAGTTGTACGCGGTAGTCGCCTTTCACCACATACTCCGTACCACGGAACGTGCGGATGGAGGTGTTGCTTTCCTTGCGGCAGCGGCCTTCCCACACCACCTCTTTCAGGGCCTCAATCTCCTTTTCGGTCTCAAAGCCCGTCGGTGTTCCCATGGTGTATATCGTACACCTGTGAGGGAATCGTGGAAAGTTCTGTGCAAGCCTACCCATACGCCTTAGAAGTTGATTACACGGATAGTGCTTCGGTCAAGCAAGTCCTCATTCCATTTAGCGAACAGCGTGCGGTATTTCCGCAACCATTCCTCGATGTTGGCCTTAGAGACCGTCCATCCGCCCTCGGAGTGCGACCATCCACCGTCGGCAACCTTTTCCGTCGAGCCACCGACAGGCAGGTTCGACAGCCAGTAGTAGGCCGTACCTTCTGCCAAGTCCACGTCGCGCTGGGTAAGGACATCCTCACCGCTTTCTTCAAACTGTGGAAGAAGCTCGTCTCCCGCGAGTCCGCGCTTAGCAAGGATGTACCCGAGGCCGTCCTCAGTGATTAGCTGAGAAACGCCCTTCAGGTACTCGCTTATCGTCTCGAACGTTGTCATAACACCATTCTTACATCAGAGAAACCATTACTCGCTGCTGCTTGAGGCACTTGAAGAACTCGAAGAGCTTGCAGTCTTTGGAGCGATAGTAAAGATGTACATACGCATAACGGCAGACGGAACACAAATCTGTGCCATCTCACCGTTCACGTTGAAGCTGTGGGTACGAGGAATGTCCTCCTGCTCAATCAGCAGACGGCCACCCATTGCGTAGGCCACCTTGTCGGCATCGTAGCCCATCGAGAGAGGCTGAACACCCTGAATGCCACCCAGCTTGCCAGTGGGAACAAAGGCAATGTTCTGAGGATCGAAGTTGTCAATCTTCTCTTCTACGAGGTCGGGAAGGCCATTAGCGTCAGTACCAACCTTGCTTACGAAGGCGAAGGTGTCCTGAACGGCAATCTCGTCAACACGGATGATGCGACGAACGGCATCACGCATAACGTCATCGTCCATGAAGCGGCCAACGTCTGCACGGGCAGCATCACTTGCGATATTACGATATACCCAGTTGGCGAGTACGCTTGTAACCTTGCTGTGACCCAAGAAGTCATCCCAAGTGTCCTTGGCAATCTCCATCTTCAACGGGCCTGCATAGTGCAAGTCACGACGGATATGCTTCACCTCGTCTGCCAAATCCTTCAAGGGGTCTGACTGGCTACCCTCTGTGGTGTGGTTGGGATTCGTCCACCACTGCTTCTCACCTACCAGAGCCTTCTTGTTTGCACTCGGAATATTGAAGCCGATGGTGATGCCCTTCAAACCGCGTGGGTTGTTGGTGGCATTGATGGTAAACTCGCCCTTAGACACAATCTGGTGACGCTGGTGATTCAGAGCGTTCCAGAACGACTGAATCAAGCCGTCTGTACCTTCGTCCAGAAGACCGAACATCACCTCACGCATCTCATCGTCCATAACGGCATTGCCGTACTTCTGTACCAACTGCATCTTCTCACGGAGGATGACGCGGTTGACAGAGTAGAACAACTTTTGCGTAGGGATGTTACCCGTCTTGCCCTCCAGCTGGCCAAGCGGCATCTCGTAACCCTCGCTCTCAGGGTCAACATAGGTAGGAAGCACGGTAGCACCCACCTTTGAAAGCATCTGCGCCCATGTGTAGCCGATGGTGACGGGATCGAAATCGAAGCCGTCAATCGTGATGGCGTTGAACTTCTCGTCGTACTTGTCAACGAAAGTCTGCCAACTCTCGCCATACATACCGAGAGTGATCATGTCGCGCAAAGTAACTGGAATAGTTCTCATATTCTTGTTCCTTTCCTTAATTCGTTAGACAATAGGCTTATTCAACCACACGGATTGACAAACCGTTATTCTGAGTCATACCCTTGACAGCGGCTGCGATGGTTGCAGCATCCTCCAGAGAGTCGCCAAGCATATAACCGTAAATCTCACCCTTGACAATCACATTGCCTGTAGCAATCGTGTTGCCGTCAATCACAGGAACATCCTCCTGCAAGAAACCGATGATACCGAGAGAGTTGATGCCCGATCCGCTGATGGCACTCTTGAGCTGCGCCCAAGTCAGTACCTTGATGTCCTTATCGTCTGCACCCTGGGTAGAATCCTTCACTACTGCCATGCCAGAACGGATAAGTTTGTCGGAAACGAAGTCGGACACGTTCTTGATCAGGAAGCCGCCAGGAAGCTGCTCCTCAATTCTGCGCCACACCTTACGGGCATGGCCGACACTGAATGACTGAGCGTCAAACGTGTTACCAGTCTGAAAAACCTGATTCTTCATCTTTTTCGTCCTTTTTTGTTAAACAATAAAGTTGTCGTTCTCCGATGGCTCTGCTACGATTACTTCTTACCCCAGCCTTCCTTCTGAGCTTTCTTCTCAAAACGCTTGTCGAGTTCGGTCTTCTGGTCGCCTCCACCGCCACCGCCAAGTCTTGGGGGTGCGCCACCGCCACGGCATTTGAGGTATTCGGCATCGTACTTCGCCAGATACTCCTTCGTGAGATCTTCGACGGATTTCTTCACGTCGATGTCAGCTCCTTCGAGAGTCTTGTCAAGAACGTAGTCGTCGTTGGCCTTCTGCTCTTTCATTGCGGCTTTCACCTTCTGTAGGAGTTCTGCCTTCTGCTTTGCGGTATCTCCGTTGTCAAGTCGCTCCGTGAGTGCGGCAATCTGCGCCTTTAACGCTTTCACCTCCTCGCTCTCTTCGGGCTTCGGTGGTTCGACCTTCACACCTTCAATGAGCTTCTTCACTTCGGCAAGCTGCTCTGCCGACAGGTTCTTGAACGTGTCCTCAGTAAGCAAGTTTTTCTTCGCTTCTGCGAACTTGGTTGAGAAGTCGTGATTGAACTGTCCCTGCATCCCCTTGAGGAAGTCTACGGCCTTGGTGAAATAAGCCTCGTCAGGCTCTTGTCCCTCGGCTACGGGGTTCAACTCAACATACTTCTGAATGGTTTGTGCCGAGAAGTCGGTGTTTCCGACTTTCTCCTGCACGGTAGAAACGATTTTTTCGATTTCCATGTGCTTAAATTTTCTTTTGTAAATGTTATCCTGAAAGCGGTCTTTCCGCCTTATTATGCCGATTTACGCCCCAAAAATATTCTTTTTTTGCATATTCGCAAGTTTTTGGCTTAAATTTTCACATAAAAATTGAAAAATATTCGATTTTTTCTTATTTTTGCCCCAAATATCAGGTTTTCAAGGTAACAATGGCTATTGTTAAGGCAAATGAGTATGTCCCTGTGACCAAGATTGACAAACGGTACAAGGAAGCGTTGGAAGAGGAATTTCAGAAACTCTCCCATTCACTCACCATCCTTACCGATGAAGAATGGGATGCCATACGAGTCACGAAGCCGAAGAACACCATTTATTTCCAGCCGAAAGGTCAGGACGATATGATTTCCTCTGTTGCTGACATCTCGATAATAGGCGGTTCCAGAGGCGGCGGAAAAGGGATGCCATACCATTATCCTGTGGTAACACCTTTTGGTATGAGGCCCATTGGCGAATTAAAAGTTGGCAGTATCATAACAGATGTTCACGGTGGGATGCAGAAGGTTATCTGCATTACGGAGTTGGGTAATCGTGAAATATTCAGGCTTAAATTTTCCGATGGTACAAGTGTAGACTGCACCGAGAATCACTTATGGAAGGTTAAGCAGACCTGCAACATTCACAAGACACGCAGGATTAATGGCACAGGACAAGAGGCCGACTGGCGTTTGTGGACGATGCGTATGATAATGGATTATCTCGATACGCATCCAAAAGAAAGCGGAAAACAAACTGGTAATCTCCTTGTTCCTCTTTGCGAACCTGTTAAGTTCACAAGAGGAGGTGGTGACAAGCACTACATTCCAACAACATCCCCATACGTCATTGGCGCAATTATTGGCGATGGTTGTATTGCGGAAAGCGTAGAAAAAGGGGCTTATGATGCTTTACTTTCGTGTGCAGACAAAGAAATAGTAGAGTATTTCGAGGATGCGGGTATTGATATGTCTGTTTTCTCTCAAAAACCAAACAACAAGGCAAAGGATTTCAGAATTAAGAATGAAGAATTAAAATCCGACCTGAAAGGTTTGAAGCTGAACGGACATAATGCTTACGATAAGTTTATTCCTGAATATTACAAGTATGCACCTCTTGATAAGAGATGGGAATTGGTGCAAGGTCTTATGGATACGGATGGTACTGCTGACACTCGCGGTCACTGCTCATACGCAACCGTTAGCAAACAACTTGCAGAAGACGTTGCTTTTGTTCTTCGATCTCTTGGTGCTTATGTAACCATCAGTGAAAAGGAAAAATGGTACACAAAAGACGGAGAGCGCAAACAGGGAGCAACCTGCTATGAACTATATATTAAAATAAGGAATAGCGAAAGATTATTTAGACTATCCCGCAAGAAGGCAAGATGCAAGCCGTTCAATGGTGGCGTTTCAGAGCCGACCAAACGGATTGTAGGATATGAGTTCGTCGGCTACGATAAGGCAAGGTGTATTGCCGTCAGCGACCCGTCCGCACTCTATCTTACAAGCGACTTCACGGTTACGCACAACTCCTACGTCTTGCTTATGCAGGCCCTCTATGACATCGTAAACCCGAATTTCAGAGCCATCATTTTCCGTAAAGACCTTGATGACCTTTCGGATATTGTCGATACGTCGTATGAGCTATATACCGATTTCGGGACATACAACCGCGCCAAGAACGATATGACGTGGAACTTCCGCAACGGAGGGTGGCTTACATTT